AAACTAACAGAAGAACAAAGATTAATAAAATTATCAGAATGTGAAACAAGTAAAGATTTTCATTCACTATATGAATTTATATTTAATGAAGAAGTATCAGAAACACTTTTAAGAGATCCAAATGAAATTATAGAAGATATTATAATTGCAATTTCTGATAATCAAAAAATTAAAGGTGTTGTTTTACCAAAAGAAGTTTTAATTTAAATATTATAAGAGATTTATTAAGATCGGTGATGAATTAGAAAGTCAATCTGATCTTGATGAATATTCCTAATTAACAGAGGGAATAGAAATAAGATTACCTGAAATAGCAAAACAAGAAAGAAGTTATGATTGGGTAGTTGATTAAATCAAAATAGGAGAATACTACTATGGCTGACGAGCAAAAAACGGAGATCGAGAATACTGAATCTCTAGAAATAAAACAGGAAGTTGAAACACAAGAGAAAATGGTTCCACAAGCGGAATTTGATAAGATACTTGAAAAGCGACTTGCAAGGGAACGAGCTAAAATTGAAAAAAGATTTAATGGCATTGACCCTGACGAAGCAAGACAACTCTTAGAAGAAAAAGAAGCTAAAGAGTTAGATATGCAAAAACAACGAGGTGAATTTGATAAAGTATTAAAGGAAACTGTTTCTAAAAAAGAAGCAGAGATTTCACAATACAAAGCCGAGTTACAAAAAGTACGAATTGATGACGCATTAATTAAGGTGGCTAGTGAATATCAAGCTATTAAACCTGAACAAGTTGTTAATTTGTTAAAAAGTAAAGTACAACTAGGTGCTGATGGCAACCCTGAAATTATCGGAGAGAATAATGCTCCAATGTATAATGGCAGTGGTGAACTATTAAGTATTAACGAGTATGTAGGAAACTTTTTAGATAACAATCCTCACTTTAGAAATGCAACGCCTAGCGGAGCAGGATCTAAATCGAGTGTTGGTGGTGATACGCCCAAACCCTTGAACTTGGCGGAACTAAATATGAATAATCCTGAAGATAAGGCGAGATACGCTGAATATCGTAAGGAAAAAATGAAGAACTATTAACAATATACCCATAAAGGAGAATAATTATGGCTAACGAAACAACCCTATCGACCTTAGATGATCTGATAGTACCAATGATTGCTGAGGCTCTATTTGTAGCGTCTGAAGCATCAATAATGAGAAACCTTGTAAGAAATTACACTATGCCTAAAAATTCAGGTAAAGTGATACAAGTTCCAATCTACCCAGTAGTTGCTGCTGCGGCTGTTGCAGAAGCGACAGACTTAGCTAATACTGCTATCTCAACAAGTAAAGCAGACTTAACTGTATCAGAAGTAGGTGTAATGACTACGGTCACCGATATGGCTATTAATACTGCTGAATCAGATGTTATTAAAGATCTAGGAAAATTATTTGGCGAAGGTATCGCTAGAAAAATGGACGCTGATCTAATGGCATTGTTTGACGGATTTTCAGGTGCAGTAGGAGCGGCTGATGCGGCTATTACTGTTGCGAAAATCTTTGAAGCAGTATCTAAGCTAAAACAAGCAGGAGTACCAAGCAACGATATGTCTTGTGTGCTACACCCTGCTGTAGCTTATGACTTGAAAGCTAATATGACAAACACATTTGCAAATCCTAACCCAACTGATGTTGCTAACGAAGCATTAAGAACAGGTTTTGTAGGACAACTTGCAGGAGTAAATGTTTATGAAAGCTCAAATATGGCTAACACTGGTACAGGTGGTGACTTTAAAGGTGGACTATTCCACAAAGACGCACTTGGCTTAGCTATGCTACAGGACATCAAAATTGAAACACAAAGAGATGCTTCAATTAGAGGAACTGAAATTGTCGCTACTGCTGTTTATGGCGTTGGCGAACTACACGATTCATATGGAATTGAAGTATTAGCTGATTCAAGCATACTTTAATCCTCATTGGATTGATCAATTTAGGGGGGGCATTTTGCCCCCTCTTTAATATAACAAGGAATTTATTATGGCATTTGCAACAAGAAGCAGTTTAATTATATATCAGCCTGATATAGGAGATATGGGTTTATCGACAGGTGAGCAAGACGCATTTGTGGCTAACGCAATAGCAGATATACAAAGAGATATTAGAAACAAATGGTGGTCAGTTTATCACAGTAACCAATCAAGAAATAGAAGCTACGCAGGTGGCATAGAGATTGATTTAACATTACTAACTGACACACAATGGACAAGAGCAACAGTTTACAGAGCATTAGGGTATTACATTTGCCCTGCATTAACTAAGTTTAATTCACAAGGTGATGAAGATAGATTTCAACAAATGGGATCTTATTACCGAACTATGTATGAAGATGAATTTGCAGATATACTAAGAGATGGTGTTGAGTATGATGCTAATGATGACAGCACAATTACTGACGCTGAAAAAGTTGCAGTACATTCTATGCGATTGGTTAGATAGTGGTAACAGTTAATCTACAAGTTAATGTTACTGCGGTTAAAGGTGCATTAGATAAGATTAAAAGAAAAATACCAAGTGCTAGTGCTAAAGGTATTGCTAGAGCTTCGGTATTTATACAGAACGCTATTAAAGATCGTACTAGACAAGGCAAGAGTGTTAATGGTGGTGGATTTAAAAGATATTCTAAAAGCTATGCTAAAGTTAGAGCTAAACGAAGTGCTTCATTAACACCTAATTTATTCTTTACTGGTCAGATGTTAGGCAATATGAGTTTTAAAAAACTATCATCAACTAAAGGTCAGGTGTTCTTTCCAAATAGAACACAAAATATAAAAGCATTTTTTAACGATCAAAGTAGACCATTTTTTAGTGTTAATAGAGTAGAAGAAGATAAAGCTGTAGAGATATTTAGAAAAACATTTGAACGAGAATTAAGATTATGAGTGAACGAGAAGATATTGCGGCTCACATTGTTACAACCCTTACTGCGGTTAGCAGTCCGATAACATTCGGCAAGGTAACAAGAGAGCCTTTTGAATTAGATGATTTGAGCCAACAACAGTTTCCTGCGGTCTATATACAGACTGCTGATGAAACTAGAGAAGATGTTTCTATTAAGAATAGCAACATTACTCGCACAGGCACGATTGATTTTAGAATATTTGGTTTTGTTACCAATGGTAGTGCAAGTACAACCAACATAGATACTAAACGGAATGAGTTAGTAACCACAGTTGAAACAGCATTAGATAGTGACAGAACTAGATCAGGCAACGCATTAGATACGCAATTAGTTGCTGTAGAAACAGACGAGGGAAGTATATTTCCTTATGGTGGTATAATTATGACTGTAAGGTGCTTCTATAAATTCACACAAGGAACACCATAATGAGTGATAAAGTTTATTTAATAAAAAACGGATTGACTGTATTAACAGATAATCCTAACAAGTTTTTAGAAGATGGTTGGGTGCATAAGCATAACAATCCTGAAGCTAAGAAACCAACAGGGAGAAAATATGGCAAAAAAAATAAAACTTCAGAATAAAGACGGAGATACTATTGAGGTTTGGGATAACCAAGTAGATGAGTACGCACAACAAGGTTGGACTACTGAATCTTCAAAACCCAAGAAAAAAACAACAACTAAATCTATAACAGAAGAACAAGGAGAATAAAATGGCAGTACATACAGGCTCAGCAGGAGTAGTAAAAATAGGATCAAATGTGGTCGCAGAGGTAACAGCGTTTACTTTAGAAACTACAGCAGATGTAATTGAATCAACTCAACTGTCTGACACAAACAAAACATACGAAACAAGCAGAAAAAGTGGCTCAGTAACTATAGAGTGTATGTGGGACGAAACTGACGCTAATGGTCAGGTCGCATTACAAGAAGCAACAGGAGTTACTTTATTACTATACCCTGAAGGTGCAACAAGTGGTGATTATTTCTACACCGTACCTGCAATCGTAACAGGTAATTCACTATCAGTAACTATGGACGATATTATTAGAATGTCTATATCAGCACAAATTACTGGTGCTATTACTAGAGGTACAGTATAATTTGACAATTAATCAAATTTAAGGTAAAAAATACATATGTCAGCAATAGATAATATCAAAGACCATTTCAATTCTTTAAGCACAGGCGAAAGCAAACACTTTGAGGATTGGGATTTAACAGTTTATAAAGAGCCTTTAACATTAGAAAAAAAAGGTCGATTGTTAAAGAAAATGGAAGCCGATACTATCACAGGGTTGGCATATGTATTAATTGAGTTAGCATTAGATGAGCAAGGTAAAAATTTATTTTCCCTTGAACATAAACAACATCTAATGAAAAGAGCTGATCCTGACTTAGTTGCTGATCTTGCAACTTGGTTAATGATCACACCGACAAAAGAAGATATTAAAAAAAAATAGATAAC